GTCCAGATACTTATACAGTGCTTCTTTTAAGTATCTACATCGGTGCCACTCGGGCGAATAAGGTTTGTAGTCCATAATAAAAAATCAGATGTAATTATTTAGAGGCATAAAAAAAGGGCACCCGAAGGTGCCCTCAATCAAGTCAGGAGATCAGAAGGAATACTTCAGACCAGCCTTGGTGCCGTAAGAACGGTCAACACCAGCAACGCCCGAACCAACGAACGAAACTTCACCGTAAGCAGAGAGGCTATCGGTCAGACCAACGCCAAGACCTGCCTTACCTGAAGGAACCCAGTCAGAAGCACCGCTGTCAGGAAGAACGACGGTAGCGCCTGCTTGGACATACCAAGAAGCATCAGTACCCAGAGCACCTTCGTAACCAACATGGTTGTCGATCGAAGTGCCAGTGTAGTTAGAACCAGTGAAACCAGAGTTAGCCTCGACGTTCACATAGGGACCTGCCATAGCAGCGGTCGCCATAAGGGGTGCAGCAGCGGCAGCTGCGAGAACAGATTTGAACATAATTGTTTCCTCGAAAATTTACTTGCGGAATGGATACCCGCAGATGATGGATCAGGTTGTCCCGATCGCATGGATTGATTATAGCACATGAAGCAGAGCGCGTCAAGTGGTTTGGTGCGAGTAATTGAGGCACCTCTCCATTTGCTACAGGAGTAATTTAGCATGGCAGGTTGCCAAAAACAAGCCCCCTTGTGCCAGTTTTTGATACGGATAACCGATGGGTATGATAAGGTCTGGTTATCAGTTGAGGTTAATAATAAGACCTTTGATGTTTGTGTTACCGATTGCAGTAAGACTCAATACACCGCCCGCCTTTACGCTTGCATCTACACCCGCTTCCAGTGAAGCAGATACACCAGCAGAAATACTAGCGTCTGCACCAGCTGTTGCTGTAAATGCTGCTCCTGCAACGTCTCCAATTGCTCCACCTGCCTTTCTATTGATAAAGTCAGCGGCATCAAATGTCTGACCTCCAATAGCAGTCTTAACAGTAAATGCGCTATCTCTTACTTTAATCAAAGGAGGGAGACCTGGACCACCAGCAACGATATGTTCTTCGATACCACCAACCCAAGTTGAGTAATCTCCAAGAATTTTATGATTCAAATGACCTGGAGAAACGATATTAACAGATGCTCTCGGATCATAATTTACAACGGTATCTTCGGAAACACCAATGGTAATTCTCTGACCAGTGATAATTTCTTGTTCATTCTTCGTTGTTTTCTCAATATTACCAGCATTCATGGTAATTGTACCTTTACCACTACTTCCTGCCTGAATGAATACCTGAGAACCACCAATAAGCATCAGTTCTTCTTCTGCTGTAATGATAATCTTCTTCGCTTTAATATGTCTTTCAGATCCAACAGCATCTTCGACAACGTCACCATAAGCAATTACATTCAATGCTTCATCTTCAGTTCCTTTGTTGTACTGAATAACTGACTTTGATGTATGCTTTTGTTGCTGACCATCTGTATGAATACAAAGTTTTCCTGCTGCTGCTCCCTTCTCAGTATCTTTTTTACCAGTACGAATAACAATGGCACCATCAGACTTGAATGTCATGAAACCACCATTCTCACTAGATGCTGGTCCGTCAATTCTTAGTGCGCCAGTAGTACCGTCTGGATACAATCTCTCGTAAATCTCAGATTTAGTAAGAGATCCTTTATACCATGTACGATATCTCTTTTCTCCCTCTAGATTTTGTGTCTCATCAGGAGTTGTTGGTTTTGCAACATCTTTTGGATATGATGATGCAGCAACCTTAGTGGAAGAGTTGTTATATGCCGCCTTCTCGGTTCTTGAATGTAAATCTGTGTGTGACATTATGGGCAATCAACGTAGCGTCCAGTTCCAATCTTAGTGGAACCAATTGTGGTTAGTCCATCAGTATCTAGACATGCTAGGGATGGTAAGAGTTTAGCACCATAACCTCCACCACCAATAATTTCGATCTTGGGGAACTTATCAAAGGTAATTCTTCTATCTAATGTTCTAGCACCAATAACAAATCCATCATCATTAATAATTGCCTCTGCAATATTAGATATTCCATCAACCAAAATCGTTGGTCTCTCTGAATAATTAATTCCTGGTCTGATTACGGTGAATGTATCAATAATACAACGAACATCTGCTGCTTGTGGGGTATTCAACTTATAACCAAAACCAGATGACTTGATTCTAATCTCAGTTATAAATCCATTCTGATCTAATAGGGGTGTTGCAGCAGCTCCCTTTCCTTCTCCACCAATAAAGATGTATGGTGGTTCTGCCCATGGATCGCCAGGATCGTCAATAGGAATTTCAATGATACCACCACCTGGATCAGTAATAATCTTTCCTGGATCCACAGTTGGTAATCTAAACTCATCATCAAATGAGTTCTCTGGTGTTTCTCCTTCTCCCTCATCAAAATCACCAAGATCATCTGGACCTTCTCCAGAAGAATCATCATTAATGTTAGTTGTAATTAATACATCTGTAGCAACACCAATTCCGTTAATAGTAAATCTGAGAGTCTCTTCTTCTTCAACTACACCATCATCGTTAATACCAACAGTAATCTTTGCGGTATTATTATTGATACGGAACTTACCAGTAGTTGCTCCTCCAATAATATCATCAGAGGTAATTCCATTTCCTGTTAGTGTATAATAGAGAAGAGTTCCATCAGCGACATTTGTTGTATTAACCGTGTAAACAACAAACTCTCCTTCTCTAACTACACTCTTATCAGCAAAAACAGAATAAGTTGGAGTATTACTTCCAGTGTTTTGATCAACTTCACCTTCTCCAGCATTTGTTGGAGGATCTACAGTTGTTACGTCTTCTGGGAATGTTTCTTCAATACCATCAATTGGATTTACAGTGCCAGGAGAGAATGGATCATATTCTTCTTGAGTGTCTCTTTCAATAATTGTACACTTAGCGACATTATTGACAAAGAACGATCCGATTCTTCTGCTTTGAATTGGAGAATTTCTCGTCAGTTTAACGTAGAAGTATTCATCTTCTTCTACTTCACTGGAATATAATGTTTGAACTGAAATAACTTTAGATGTCTCGCCAGGTGCAAATCCAAGAATACCAGATTGTTTTAGATAATCAGATCCTTCAGTAGCAGTTCCTTTTGTCGTCAATGTTTTAAATCTGACAGAAGAAGCAATACTCGTTTGTCCAGATCTAGTTACAACAAATTCTGCTGTCTCTCCTTCAGTGACTTCAATGTCAGAAATGTCATATGTAATTCTTCTTACACCAATACCAACTCTTGCTCCTGTTTCATTTGGTAATGGTACACCACCCGTGAATCCTACAGTGGTGACATCCAAAGTATTTCCTTTGTATGCTTCATCACAAACGTACTGAGTATAATCTGCACCTGTCGATGGGAAGAGATTATCAATATCGCTCAAAAGACCATCTAAGAAATCTTCATCACCGTCTGCTTTTTCTTGTCCATTGGTACAAAGTTCTTTGTATCTAGAACACTCAGTATTTGGACCAGAACAAGAAATGCCAAGAAGATCTAGTATGTAATTAATTGCTCCACCAATGATGTTGAGTGGTGCTGCAATTGCTCCAAGAATTTCTTCAATTGGACCAAGCACACTACCTAGAATATCTTCTAGAAGTTCGTTAATTTTAGAAATGATTCCATTAACTAGAGCATCAACCTGACAAGCGATAGACTTGTAGATTTGCTCAACATAACTCATCAATACATCAGTTAACCATTCTGCCAGGCGATCACCAAGATCTGCCATCTGGCATCCAAGATCCTTAAGTAAGTCATTAAACCATTGTGTAACAGGAGTGAGGATATTTCCTTCTTCTGATGGATAAATCAATGCTTTGATCAGAGCATCTACTGCATCTGTCAAAGTATCAATGACAAAACCCTTAATTTTTGCTATAAAGTGTTCTACAACAGATATTGCCTTATTAACGTACTTTCTTGCAATATCAACACCGCTGTTTAGTCCTCCACTAACTTGATCTACAAGATAGCTTCCAATATTACCATTGTTTTTTTGAACCTCGGCAAGAAACTCGCCAAGGATAATTGTCATCTGTTGATTTAAATCTTGATTGGTACATTTTTCCGCAATTGCTTGACACCAATCTTCGTCATTCTCACCAACAGTCTTTCTTGCTGGGGTATTAACTCTCTCGTTTCCATCACCATCTTTTGTACCATCAGACAATCCGCCTGTAGCAGTATTTTTTGATTCTCCTGCTGTTCCAGACTCAGCCTGAGTTTCTCCTCCACCAGCTGGAGTAGCACCCGATGATTTCTTTTGTAGTGGTTCTCCATCAACTGCTACATTAACTTGTGGAATTGCAGTAGTAAATGGAGGTGTTGAATCTGTTCTTTCAACATAAACTTTTGTCGCACCTGGGGTCTGTCCAATAGACCCCATAATAATAGGTTTTTGTTTTTCTGTGTCTAAGTAGAAACCAACTACCCAACATCCAACCTCTAACTGTGGATGTCCTCCACCACCATTACCAGGAATGAAAGGGACATTAACAGGCATCATTACAGATGCCCATGGTAAGTCTTCAGTAGCGACTAGTTCGGGATCACCAGGATGATCACCGACAATTCGTACCTTAAATCTGTAACCGCCTTTGTTGTTTGTTTCATCAGCAGCAGTTCCTTCAATTTGACCTACCCACCAATTGAATCCATCATTACCGATTCTTTGAGTTGGGAGTAGCTGGGATACTAATTGATCCATATCAATCAATCATCGTATACTAAACACTCTGGAGCACTTGGATTATTGTCGCAATACAGTTCCAAAGATGAAGGATCGTGATGATCTTCTGGATGACGCTCTGCGTATGCTTCCAGTTCTTCTAGTTCACCTTCAATATGACGACGGCGTTGAGGTGAGAGTTGAGGATCAGCAAGTTCCTCTTTGTCTGCTTCAATATGTTGTTCGATACTATCCATGTTTAGTTACCTCCGTATACATTATTTAGTGCCATGATTAGATTCTACATCGCCATAGGAATCTCGCATCAATCTTAAAGTTGTTATAAACCTTCCATTTGTTCCCGATGCAGAATCGTAAGTATGAGTAACTTCTTGTATCAAATACACACCGCTACTCTCTTGATCATATGGTTCTTCATCAACTCTAACTGTTGGAGCTTTATTGACTAATTTGATGTCAATTGTGTCTCCTGCACAAATTTCAGAGTTGCCTGGAATTACAATAGTTGCAAGTTGATGCTTCAGAAGTTCATAACGCATAAGTGATTGCGCTGCAAAGTGTTTGTGAAAATCACAAAACTCGCTAGGACTATCTGCACCATCTTCTTCCTCAAAAGATGCAATTCCTGGTTCATTATACCATGATTCATGATCAAGTATGTTGGAAATAATTCTGGTTGGATAATCCGAAACATTTTTATCGCCAAATGATATTAATGAAGGAGTATTCTGTACTCCCAAATGCTTCATATCTTTGTAAGCATCCTCAACACTATAATGATATTCGTGATATTGCCCAGTTGAGTGATTAAAGAAAACCATTAGAGTGGAATATTTTCCCTTTCTCATTGATGACATTACATCAATTTCAGATCCAAAGGTAGCCTGGGAAATTGTAAGTCTATCATCTGCACCATCACTCATATTTGCGGGTTTTTCAATATATGGTCCCCAGGTATCCTCATCGTCTGTCTTCAATAGACTATCAACTGAGAAGAAATTATAACCTCTCTTGTTTTCCCAGAAAAAATATCCAGCACTACCAGAGACAGTTTCTTTCTCATTACTGGTAGAACTTCCACTCGTATTGCCAGGAGATGAAGAACTACCAGTTTCAACACTCTTAATTGCCAGAGAAGAAATAATATCGAAAGGTCTTCTATTATTTGGTAGCATTTTAACAGAAAACTGCGTTGTTGCATCTTCTGGGTAAATATTCTTTTCTGTTTTTAAGTCTTCCCTAAGAATTTTCTTGATAATATCGTCAGGTTTTCCATTTAATGGTTTTACAAGTCTCACACATTCATTATTAAGTGCTTCTACAGAAATCAAACCCAAAGTGTATGATTGTGTCTGGTTTTTTGCATACCTATTTCCAACTTTCCAAACAACCATTTGATATTCTACTGGTTCCTCTGTAGAACTAGTTTGAACTGTAACTACAACCGTTTCTCCACCTTGAATAGGTAGATCATTCAGAAATCCAGCACTGTCAGCAACGGTCATTGTTGCTGCAACAAATGGACTAGTGATACTTTCAACATAAGAGAAAGTATTCACCATTTGTTTAATATCATAACCATCTGTCTCACCAAGTTTGGCAATAGCAACACTTTTCAGAGAAAAGTCTGATGTAGTCTGTTTTTCTTCCATTATGCTAATGATCTAAGTTTTAATTCCTGGAATGCAGAAAGTCCAGTTTGATCCATTCCAATACCAGCAGATACTCCATTTGGAGTAACCTGACCACCAGATCCACCAGTAGTAGTGTAATAGTTATTGATAACAGTTGGAGAACCTCCTGATGCACTTGCTCTAGCAACTTGTGCTGAAGTTGCCATAATTGGTGTACCTGTATTTGCTGATGCTGGAGATGCTGCTACGGGACCAGGAGCAGCTTGTTGTGAATTATATGCTTCCATGGCAGTATTATATTTTGCCATAGCAGTTTTATATGCTGCTGCTCCAGATCTACCAGTAAATTTACTTCTATCTGGTTTTGTTGGTGGAGGAGTGCCAGGAGGTGTTGAATTTGCAGTAGATACTGCCTGGGATCCTGGCATCCTGTATAGAGTGCCACGACCACCATAATATGCATTATAACCAGCAGCAGTTGCTTCCCAACTCATTCTTGCTTTACCAGATGAGTTGGATAGGATCATTTTGTTAGATGTAGCAACACCAATATGTGCTTGTGGTGGTGACTTCTGATCCTTCATGACAAACACATCGCCAGGTTGCATATCTCCATATGGAACTTGCTGCCAACCAGCATCAATCATTGACTTCTCAGCATCAGGAACATATAGTGATGATCCCCATGGAGGTGTAATACCCGCTCTCTTGAATACTTTATTTACAGCATAAACACAACCATTCTTACCACCATCAGGACCATCGGCAGTGCTCATTCCTTTTAATGACTGTGCTGCAGCAGCAAGATTACCGCCACTGCCAGAACCTTGGAACGGAGTACCAGTTGACTTCAACGCATCTAACTGACCCATAACAGAAGAGAAACTTGTTAGGGATTTATTAGTTCCAACTCCATCATAGTATCCTTTACCAGATGCATCTTGTGGAAGTGCCGCCCACTCCATAGAGAGATTTTTAGCAAATTGCTCTTTTGTAATTTTTCCTGACTGGAAATCTTTCAGTCCTCTTCTCTGAAGTAGCAATTCAAATAGTTTATCCTGACCCGCCTGGTCAAATTTAAATGTCTTGGAGTCAATTCCAGCACCTTTTAGAACATCTCTAGCAGTTCTCATTTGGATCTGATAACGACCCATAGCAAACTGGTCGCCCTTCTCTTTTGCCAACTCTTCGATAGTTTTGCCTAGGACAGATGCATCTTGCTTTCCGCCAACCATCTTGGTATAGTCATTTCCAGATTCTAGACCACCAATAAAAGATGCTAACCCACCAGTATCCATAGTACCAGTAGGAGTATTATTTCCAATACCAAATAAACCATTAGCAAAATTGCCAATGTTATCAATCAACCCACCCGCAAGATTTCCTAGAATCGGTCCTAACATCATCTTGAAAACATCGCCAAAAATTTTAAAACCACCTTTAGTTTCAAAATAACTCTTGAGACCCAAAGATTGAAGGTCAGCAAATTCCTGCTTTGCTCTCTTTTGCGCTTCTAAAATACCTTCACCAAACATTCTAAAGGTATCTCTACCACGTTTTCCTTCAAGTGGAAATACGCCTTCCTGACCTGCTTCACCAACTAAACCACTTGTAGGTTGTGTAACAATGCCACCACGAGCAAATGGAGTTAATCCAGCATCCCGTGCCATCAATCCAGCATCGATGGCAGCAGAAACACCCGTTCCAATGCCTGGGATAGTGCCTGCAAGACCTGATAGAAGTTCGCCACCAGCGCCTAACCAGTCGCCCTTCATCGCTCTCTCAGCAGCGAATGCAGCACCAGCAACAGCACCTACGCCTCGGATCTTCTTCAGACCCATCTTACCCAGACCCTTGGCAACACCCTTTGCTGCTGCTTTACCACCAACCATGGCAGCACCCCTAGTGAGTGCTCTTTGACCACCACGACGGAGAATACCACCAGGCATCGATGCCTTGGGTCTTACCATATCTGGGATTGGCAATCCACCACGGCGACCACCACGTCCACGAGGTCTACCACCACCTGGAGCACCTCCTATAATGTCACCTATTCCACCACCGCCACCCATGCAGCATTCTTGCTTGAATGGGTTAGGTCCACGAATAATTTCTTTTAATTTACTACCAGTTTCTTTCTTTGCTTCCTGTTGCTTTTTCTTTGCAAAGTTCTCTGGTGTCATGAAACCAGAGAGATCACTTCCTTGCTCTAATGATTTCTCTTCTGCTCTAGCAGCTGCACGAGACATCATTGTGTCCTGTGCTTGAATCTGCTTTTCTACAAGATTACTATCATTTTTAGTTTGATCTTTGGTAGCATCTACCAAATTAAGGATCATCTGGGTATTTTTGTTTACCGCAGCGACAATATCAGCACCACTATCAGGTGAAATTGGTGGAGCGCCCGCAGATGCTGATTGAGCGTCAAATTTTTTCTTTAATTCTCTAAGTTCTTTACCTGTAATGCTTCCTTCTTTACGCGCCGCCATAATGGCGTCTATGTTAAATCCACCCTTAGCACTAATAAAATTAGTATCAGCAATTCCTTTTCCACCACCAGAAACACCTGGGATAGTAGTGTATGCTCCTCCTTTTCTAGATCCTGAAGATCCTGGAATATCAGGATCTGTTGTACCAAGTCTAGGACCACCAGGAGGTAAAGATCTTCTTCCAGTTTTTACATCAATATTTGTAGGATTTTTTTCTACTAATCCACCCCTACTACCAGAAAGCAAGGGTCTATCTTTTCCCGCACCCAGTAAACCACCACCAGTTTTTACATTATTGGGTCCAGTGACTTCTACACGACCAACACCCTTTCCTCTGTATGGTAAAGGTCTTTTCTCAGGTTCTCTCTTGAGATAATCTAAGATTTTTTTGCCGAGTTTCTTTACCTCCTTTTCAACTGCTTTTTCAAGCTTTTTTTGAAGGAAATTTGCTAAAGGACTTTCGCCCGTTACTGGTGTTGGTGTGAGAAACCCGTGTGCCATTACTGCCTTGCTGCTTTTTCTTGTTCTTGTTTAACTTGTTCTAGGTATTGCATGAGGAGACTAGTATAAACTTGCCTCTCCCAAGGCATCATATTCTCAATTTCACTCAAGCTATATTTATGGTGCTGCATCAAAGCAAAGTTGGTCTTATAGTACCCTTCCAAGGTATTATGGAAGAGTGCTATCCGAAAAAATTTGCAAGTCCTTGAATTGTGAAGACATTTTCAACCTTGGTATTGGGATTTACCAATTTAATCTCATGTTTCAAAACTGGGGCAGCTTCAAAGAATTTTTGAATATCATCAAACTGCTTATTTGTAAGACCTTCAACAAATTCTCTAAATTCCTTTTTAGAAGTTGTTGAACTGTCATAAACATCTTCACCATCAAAAATTTGATCAATACAACTTGCTATAATATCAACAATTGCGTCAGAAGTCTGTTCTTGACCAATAATTGAAACTTTTACAAATTCATCAAAAGAAGGATATTTCATAATTACGCCCATCGTGTCAGATAGCATAATTTTGCTAGAATGACCTTCTGGTTTTTCGACCATAACTTCAGTCAAATTGAGATTGTAGCGAACTTGAGTTTCGCCATCATCTTCACAAGTTAGAAGCATTTCCACAACTTCGCCAACCGATACTGCGCGAATATTGAGAAAAATATATTCTAAATCAAAAATTGCCAAATCTTCTAGTTTTACACGAGATTGAATGCAATTCTTGAGAAGTTCTCTTGTAGCATCTTCAATTTGTTTATTATCGCCAGACTCAAGTGCTAGTAAAAGCACTTTTTCCTCTTTTACGACAAATGGGCGATATTTGAGAGTTTTGCCAGTAGAGGGAATTTCCAACTCATAGGTTGGAAGGACAACTTGTGGTAATGCCATTATGTTCAGACCAGATCATATGTATATTTAGTGCGACTTTTAGAACCAAAAATTAGCGGAAAAAATTTTCCCAGTTTCATGGAATTGAAAAGTCAATTTTACTACACCAGAAGACCCTCTGTACCAGGAAAAATTGGTCCTGTTATATCATTTTTAATAACATGATGTCTCATGTATGAGAACTGTGCTGTCACCTGAGTGATCTGACTAGATCCAAACTGCAAGGGAATAGCATCAATAGCATATGGATATGCTTTCTCAAGAACGTATGTTATAGAAGCTCGTTCAGCTGATGAGTTAGGTCCTGTTTCCGTTTTTGTGATAGCAATATCACAAACATAATCATCACGATACTTTAATCTAATGTTTCTATTTTCTGGGTAAGAATTTGTTTGACCAAAAGCATTGGATTGCATTGATGTGTACGAAAGTCCGCTCCTATTCTCTCCCTGCTCACCATAATTTACATCACCAGAAAAAATAAGATCAACCCAATCCTGAAGGTACTTTAGTGCCGTCATGTTAGCATCACACATAAACCCAAGTTGAAATTCAGTGAAAACTCTGGTATGTGGATAGTTAACAGAACCACTGCCAACATAGATGCCATTTGTCTGACCCTGTGCTGTATTAGTGTTTGGTAGTTGTGCTTCCGTGCAGAACATCTCAAAATAATCACTAGTTCCAGCAACACCTTCTATTTCATTAGGAATTCTAGTTAATCCCGAAGGTGGATTCAAAAACTTTACAATAAAGTTATTACTAAACGACATTCCGCCGCTTGCTGCCATAGTTGATAACAGACGATCTATCGACACGCTAAATACCTATGTTGGTCCTACTATATTTATGGCATACTCTGGATTGTATAAACCCATCAATCCTGGCAAGTATCGTGGAAATCCAACTCGTGTTATCTATAGATCATTATGGGAACGAAAGTTCATGGTGTTCTGTGATAAC